CCACTGACCAGCTTCCCACCGAGCGTCAGCCATAAAGCCAACAAGGGCACACCCCATAGCAGAACCAGTGCGATTATGGAGGCGGACAGTTACGACACGCCACGGTGCGGTCGTTGGTAGTGCGCCAGCGGCACTCGGGATGACACCCTGGCCGGTCGCAGGCTGGCCGAGCCACTTATTTGCGTTTTTATAACGAATGCTTTTCATCTAACGGCCACTCCTTGACCTGGGGGACTTGCCCCGTGACTTTTTATCGCGGGCGGGCTGGCCTGTTGGCTTCCAGCCATGCTCGACACCCCGCAGAAGGTTGACCATGCGCTTGGCGCGGGCAGGAGACTTGGCAGTAGCCCTGTGTTCACCGCCCTTTAGGACTTCTTTACCGCGAAAATCGTAAGACACTTTATAACCCCCTTCAGGTTAGGACAGTAGTACATCATATAGCATATTGTTTATGACGCACTGTGTCAAGTTTATAATGCGACTTGTCAAACAATTATTTAGCTAAGTGATCGCCACGCTGTACCATCCCACACATATATTGTCACAACTCCAGCAGTAACTCTAAACACTACACCTTTTCCGTTTGGAGGGGGATCAACTGGAGCGTTTGTTGTTATAGACAAAGGTACGACATTTCCTGTCCATACAACCGACCGGAAGAGGATTGGGTCAATTTCTAAGGACAGTGCTGTAAGCTGTGAAAGCGCCGGTGGCAACGTCCCGCCTTCTTGCGTTACTGTCCCTATAGAAGAAACCAGCACAAGTCCTACAAGATTACGAGTGAAATCAGCAACAACTGTACCTACTGCACTAATTACCTCCACTCCCGCAAGAGTTGGAGAAACATCCTGTCCGAGATTACCAATAACCCCTGTACTCGATACTCCACTAAGTTGCACGTCACTGTTCGCTGTAGGTGTACCGACGCTTCCCGCCGCAGTATGCCCCGTAATAGGTTGTTCAGGTGCAGGAGCAGAAACATCTCCAAGTATCGCAATAGAAGAAATGCCGTCTTCAGGGATAACGAAATCAACAGTTGGCGTACCGACTTCTCCAACCGCTACGACCCCCGCCAATCCGACTGTTCCTACACCCTCCGCGATAATGGTACCAGTTCCTTCAATCCCAGACACACCAGCAAGAGAAATACTTTGACTTGAAACTAAAGTCCCAACATTCGTCGTTGCTGTGACACTTGCCAGCGGGAGTTGTAGAGAAATAGAACCAACTAATCCATTCGCAGTTATACCAGTCAGTTGGGTCGGAAGGGTTGGGGTAAGTATTCCCACGGAGGCAGAAGCAAAAACACCAGTAGGTACTATAGACATTCCGCGAGAAACTGAGCCAACCGCTACCGTCGCTGCATTTCCGGTAATTGCTTTTGTTTTAGTAAGAGCAAGAGTACCAACACTACCTGTTACTGAGTTCCCAGTAGGAACTGGCCCCTGGATAACAGAGCCTACGAAGTTTATGAGAACAACAAGTTCGTTTGAGTAACCAGAAGGTCCAATACCATTAACAGCACGAACTCTATAAGTGTAGGTCGTAGCCGAAAGGATCGTCCTGTCTGTATATGTTGTTGTATTCGCCGGAAGTGTGGCAAGCAGCGCAAACGCTCCAGCGCCAATTTTCCGCTCAAGCTCGAAGTAGTCCTCGTCGGTGCTGTTGTCATCCCACGCAAGGATGGCTGTGGGGGCATTCACTCCTGTGAGCGCAACACTGTTTGGTGGTGTGGGAGTTCCTACGGCTGTGGTTCCTACAACACCTGTTAAGGCCCGAACGAGGTCTCCGATAACAGGAGTGACGGTCCCAACACTGCCTGTGGCCGCTACCCCAGTAAGTGGAGCCGTTCCGGTTGGTATAGTAACAGAACCGACACTCCCGGTAGCCTCAATCCCAGAAAGAGCGGCTTGGCGCGGAATGCCTTGTGTGGACTTAAACTTCCATGACTGGAAGCGGCCTCCAAGGTTGCCTAAGCGCCCTCTTCCTCCAGTATTCCAATAATAAACGAGCGGTTGGGAAACAGTAACAGAATCTACGCTCCCAGTTGCAGCTTCTCCTACAACCGCGACAGTAGAAGAGGGCGTGATTGTACCAACGGAAGCCGCCGCTTCGGTCCCAGAAATGGCTTGGGATTGGCTAACAGTCCCTATAAAGCCGGTAGAAGAGTTCCCCGTTAGTGGAATGCTGTAGTCTGGAGAAGCAGTCCCTACGTCAGAAGTGGCCGCAACACCAGAAACCGCCTGCGCTTGACTGACTGAACCAACTGCGCCTGTTGCTTCACTGCCTGTTAGGGAAACGTCAGCACTTTGAACAACTGTACCGACAGATGCCGTGGCACTGGGTCCGGTAATTGGCGCGTCTATATTTGGAGCAGCCGCTTGAACGGCTGTAGTTGCACTGACTCCCGTTAGAGCAGCTTCGGCATCTCCACCCTGGCTCGCAACAACAGTACCAACACTACCTATTGCTCCCTCTCCTACAAGTGGAACAGTGCTGCTTGGTACGACTGAACCAGTACCAGATGTTGCTTCAGTTCCAGTAATGGAAACGTTGGCTGAAGGTGTGAGCGTCCCTACAGCACTGGTTGCTTCAACTCCTGTAGTTGGGACGTTTTCGTTAGGGGTTAGCGTTCCTACTGCGGTAGTAGCTTCAATTCCAATAAGCGGGACACTTGAATCAGGAACAAGAGTACCGACACTGGCGGTTGCTTCAATTCCTGAAATCGCCTGTGTCGGAATAATATTATCAACAGAAGTAGTTGCGGCTACTCCCGTCAACCCGACAGTAATAGCGACTAAAAACGCCCCAAAAAGGCCGCTGCCGAATTCGCCAGTAAGCGGCGTTTCAACATCAGAAGTTAGGACTGCCTCTTTCTTGAACCGACGAGACTGAAACCAGCCGCCCCACTTTGCTGGTTTATTCCAAACACGCGCATCTACAGCCCTGAATGTGATAGTGCTTGCTGCCCATGTGTCGGAAGACCCCATTGTATATGCGGCAGGGGCTTCTGGCCCAGGAACGCCAAGGACTTTAGATGAAATCGCGACAGTGGACCCAACCGTTGTACTGGCCTGTCCAGTATTCGCTTCTACGAGATTAGTGTAACCGGAGGGAACTGCTGAGACGGTAGTATCGTCGTCATCCAAGAAAGCGACGGCGACACTAAGAGCGCCTGGGGTTACTGAAGTGGTTGCTGTGGGGTTTGGGGCGTTGCTGGTTCCTGTTGCTGGTGTCTGCCAGGCGGCGTCGAGAATTGTGTTAGGATCGCCGCCGCGCCATACCTGGACGACGTTGGACTTGAGAATAGTTGCATGTTTGACGACATCAACGGTGGTGTCCGGCGTGGCCCCCATGACCTTGTAGCCAAAGTTCGCGCCGGGGTTTGCGCCCGTTCCGTTTTCAGGGACGGTATATCCTGCCGAGGCGATGGAATCAGCACAACTAATATCGCCAGCAGTCGCTACAAGAACAAGATCGCCTGTGATTGGCGAGCCAGGAAGCGTGATGGACTGGTTGCCAGAACCAGCAGTAATAGTTGTTCCGAGTTCTCCAACCTTCAACCACGCCATTAAGGAATTATCCTAAACTGCCTGGCCGACGAATCTTATTGTAGAAAATTGATCGAGGTGCCCACGCTTGCGTCGCCCCGCCCGCCGCTACTTTATGTGCGCTAATCGTCACACCAGCCGAAGTACCCGCAGTCGCCGTCCAGGACGAATTGTATGTACCCGTGGCACTCACGATGCGGTAGGCACTAGCCGCATTCAGGCCGTCCCCACTCGTTTGGTTCCATTCAGATAATTTCGTGAAGGGCGACGCGACGGTTGTTGTGGGATTGGTGCCGTCTGGCATGAACACAAAGGAAACAAGGAAGGTATCCGCCACGGTTGTCGCAACGCCTGGCGAAGTAAATGGCGACGCACTGTCCTCCTGGCGACCCGCGACATCCAGTGATGGAGAAGCACTTGTGCCCGTACCCTCCACCACAATGATACTGCAATAAGCCGACCCCGCCGTTCCCGTGAAGGTATGGCTGCTGCCACGAAGTCCCGCACTCGCGCCATTGTTATCGTTGTAATAGACACGAAACTCTGTACCGTCACTTAGACTGAGTTGTGTGCCGATCTGCGTCCACGTATTGCCTTTGCTATCCGTTACACTGGTAAATGTACCAAAGAACCGGAAGCCAACAATAATGGTACTGCCAGCAGTCGTCGTAACGCTTGAGGTTACAACGCTCGTTCCGCTGCTGCCATTGACAGTGTCGATGCCCAGACCGAGTGCCATTAGGGGACTAACCTCAGGTTCGTCGGGGCTGCTGGCGGTGATGGGCCGGCCCCGGTTGGGTCAAACCACTTGAACGCCCCAATATCGAGTTCGTTCGTCGTGCCCCATTGAGTATCTGTGACGGCCACACCAATTCCCCGTAATCCGCTCGTACTCTGAAGATGAAACTCATTGCTGGCAAGGTCAATAACATTGGGCGTGGTTGTAACATTATTCTGATAGAATGTCGGCCAATCGGTGTTGGCCCCAACCGTAGTCCTCCCTGATCCGCCCCAATCGCGCCAACAGGAAATGTTGTTTGGGTACTCGACGCCTAGATAACGATCAAGGATGAGGTTGTTCCTCCACACGCTACCCGTGTAGGTGTCCACCATCGCGGACTGAATACGATTGTTCGAATATTCATTCCCAGCATTCTCGTTCGCGTAAATGATGTTGTTGGCATAGACGCCGTTGGTGGCTGTCGTGAAGGATGTAATGCCGATACCGCCATTATTGTAAATGACATTGTTGTAAATGAGATTATTGCTCGCATCACCACCAACTCCGCTGATCTCGATGCCGTGATCGTCCCCGCCATAAAACACGTTCCGCCGGACGGTGGTACGTTGTGCGCTGACTTCGATTCCTGGTTTATATAAGCTACTGTGCTGGGGGTCCGCGTTCACATCCTTAAAGACGTTGCCTTCGATCAAATTATACTGGCAGTTGGGAGCGCCAGTCGCCTCCCAGCCTAAGCCCATGCCGCCGTCAAAGAGATTGTTCTTCCACTGGTTGTAATCGGAGCCTTCTTTTGTCAGTCCCGTATCGTGGCCGCCGCGCTGCGAGTGGCTATACTGGATCACGTTTCTGTCAGACGAACTGCCGATTGTCACGATGGTCGAACCGTCATCTAGGCCCCATTGTCCGGCATCATGTACATAGGAATAGTGGACGAGATTGTAGCCGTTTGTGATATAAATGCCTTCTAACCAGCCTCCGCCACCCGCATCAATCTCGGCATTCACGATGGCGTTTCGCTGTCCGCCGATGTTGACGCGGGGACCGTTGCCATCGGTGTTGTCCACGTTGATCCCGTCGAGGATCAGGTAGTTCCTGCCCGAGCTGATGTAAATAGTGGACTGTCCGCCGGGGGCGTTGCTCGTCGTGATGGTCGGTGTTTCCCCGTAGTTCGCTTGGATCACGGTGCGATTCGCCTGCGTGCCGCTGTTCACAGGAATAAAAGAGTCTGAACTGTATGTGCCCCCACCGACCAGGACCAGGGTCCCAGCGGCGACTCCATTCGCAGACGAGACTTTCGGCCAGGCGTTCGCCCAGGAGGTGCCGTTTTGGGAGCCCGCACCGCCCGGCACGACGTACCGGATGGTCCCAGGCGTCGTCGTGGTGGCACTCGCCGTGTTGGAATAGGAGCCGAAAACCTCCGTGCCGCTGTCATTCTTGGCATAGGTGCGGACGCGGAAATTGTAGGTGGTGCCGTATTTGAGCCCGTACATCTGGAATTTGGCGGCGGACCCCATGCTCGTCCCGGTCCCGTCCGTGATGTCCGTGTAGTGGGCCTCGGTCACCCAGTAGGGGAGCCAGTTCCGCCCGTCGCGCGTGATCGGCAGCTCGGTCCAGGAGCTGTACCGCGAGTCCCCATCGGACTGAATCTCGACCTTGTAGCCCCAGCCAGGATTCGTGACCGCAGGCCACGTCAGATTGATCTGATTTGGACCCTTAGCGGTCGCGGTGATGACCGGCGCGTCCATATCGCTAAGTCCTCATGGATAGACCCACCACGCCTGCCTTTTCCATTAGTTAAGAGCTTCCACTACATATTGCTGTACCTGAATCCCGTTGCCGGCGTTGCTGATCGAGAAGCCAGTCCAGAAGTCAAGAATGTTCGCAATCGTGCTATCAAACCCTGTACCAACAGCAGGAGCAGTCACAGGAAGTAAGAAGGAGCCAGAAGTATTCACAGCGTCTACCTGTGAGGCAGTTAGTGTGAACATAATCCCAGCGACAAGCCCTTGACCCATGAAATTTGCTGTTGTAGTGGCTCCGATTGCCCGGCATGTAAGTAATACCTCAAGCACGAACGGCAGTGTTGTGTGTGCCGTCGCGTTAAGTTGAATTGCGCCAGAGGTCCAGACAACGATAGTGCCAAGCATAACTTGGAAAGTAATTGTCCCTGGTGTTGTCACAATGTTACTGATCCCACCAGAAACAGTTACCCGAAGAACCTTACCTTCCGAAAAGTAGTTCGGAGCGAAGGTGTAAAGTGATGTTGCTGGAATGACTGTCTTCGCGGTCGTGTAGGTATTGAACAGCGTTCCGGCAACGGACTGAGCAACAAGCGTTTCCTGCCAAGTTTGAAGGCTCATGTATTCTCTCCTTTATGCAATCCGAATGAGGCCAGTTGTGGCATCGTTCGTCGGCATTGTGAGAGTGAATGTCCCAGCAGTGATCGTCTGAGCGCCGAAGGTATGCACGCTCACCGTCTTGTTACCCTGAGTCGAGTTGTAAATCATCACCGCATCAAAGGCGGTTGCCAATGTCACAGTTGTGTACACGATGGAAGCAGTCGGCGTACTAAAGGCGGTCGTGCTAGTACTCGTCGGCGCGATCCAATCTGGTGAACCTGTGAGGTCAACTCCGCCCGCGACGTAGTTTGTCCCTGACACTTCACCCGTTGCTGTATATACTGTGGACGAGGCATTGACCGTTGCCGTAGTGAGGTACAATGCAGCCTTGAATGAGTCAGCGGTCGTTGTGCCGCGAGTAACTGTGGTCCCAAACGCATGAATCCCGTTTAGGAGTTCCACCTTGAAACTCGTTGCCATTGCTTGTGTGTTTGCCATTTATTTCTCCTAGATGGGTTGGATAACCCCCGACATTGGGGGCATCTTTTTGAGTGTGACATGCGCCGAGCGATGCACTAACTCACCATTGAAATAATACTCGACCCAGGTGGTTGTTTCGTTTTCATTGTCAATCTCGCCTGTTCTCTTATTCAGCAAGGCGATGTCCATTTCCCCGTGAACTGTATTGACAGTCTCAGGGATTGACTTTAGGCTTCCTTTCCATTCTCTCATGTCACCCTCCTGTGATTCTTTAAGAGTAGGATAATCCTGTTCTGTTGTCCCATACATTTGTGAAGTTGTCTGACCCAACGGCCCACTTCATGCCAGTCAAGTTCGAGTTACTGTCGTACTCTAATCTTACAATCCTCCATACACCAGAGGATTGGCTAGACCCAGGAGCGGCCTTCCCTATATAAATCAAGAGGCCGTTTGAATCAAACGCCAGTAAAGTCGTGAACTTAGTAGGTTCATCTACTGGAATACGGATGCCAGAAACAGACTTGACAGTCACCTTTTCTTACCTCGTATAACACACTAGTGTATTATATATAATGCACTGCGTCAAGTTTATTTTGTGGTAATGGAGCGTCTAAGTTCGGTTATTTCTATTGCGAGTGCGTTTTTATCGGCCCTGAGTGCTTCTAGTTCGTTCCGCATGGCAAATAGAGCATCTTTAAACCACAGACTGACCATAAATGCTCGCACAATTCGGTGCAGTAAGCGGCTAAATCTCCCGTGTTTTGGGCTAATTATAAGCATTCCCATTATGGCACCGAGGAAGTGAGGACAGCATTTATAGTTCCGCTAGTGTAATTGGATACTACAGCCTTCATCCAACGAAGCGGAAGGTCAATACTTATAAAACTATCTTCAGTAATATCTACACCTAGTTGTGTACCGGCTGTGACATTACTAGGTTTTGTTGCGGCATTTGATCCTTGTAACTGTACAGTAGCAATGCTGATTCCAGTTATATCAACAGAGAAATTACGAAACCCACGCACATCTATCCACACGCCTGTCGTAGTCGCTACAGCAGCATCTAAGAGCTTCCATGAAGTCCAGTATGCCCCTGAGCCATAGGAACCTTGGTCTACAGGATCACCGTGAGCCATTACGTTCTCCCAACCGCCGGTAAGAACACTGTGTCAGATGGGATTGCCAAAAGATTGACGAAGATATTCGCAGACACTTTCGCTGCCTGTGGGATGTTCGAGATTAACTTGATATGAAATTTCGCGGCGTCGGTGATATACACGGCTACCGGGAGCGTCAACTCATGTGTTCCTTTTTCCTTCACTAAGCGGAGAGTATGGTCTACATCATACGCAAGTGTTGGGTTTAGGATTAAAAGTTCAAGGTACAACTCCGCAGTAGCATCCACAGAGAAGACGACGCCAACTTTGTACCACCCACGCGGCAGCGGGGCAGTCTCAGCGACTACGGTGCCTGGAGGCGGGCCGGTAAAAACGACTCCACCATACCAGTTAAAAACTTCCGACTGTGCCATGACGTTCTTTCTCCAGCATTGCGGTTCCGGCTAAGGCACGCTTCATAAGGTCTTCGCTGTCCTGGCGGTTACGAGTCTCAATGTCCTTCGCGTGAATGTCAGTGGAGATCGGGACTCCATCTACCACACCTTTAATGATATACCACTCACCGCGCTTGTGGACTTCAAGGATTGTCACCTTTTGTCGTTCGTCGGCCATGACTACACCTGAATCAATACAACACGCCGCGATGTTGTAACGAGTACACCCATCGGGTGCTGCATGACAAGTTTAATGTCTTCCCCGATTTCGGGAGCAAAAATTGGGATGGTTCTTGGTGCGCCCCGTGGTACTGGTTGTGTTACGGGCACCAAGCCACCTTCAGCCGCCACTGCTTCCGCAGTCGCTTTCTCTGCTTCACTCACTGACCGCGTGCGAAGCTTCGTCCCTAAGTTTGACTCAGGGAAGAACACTAACGGTTTAATACAGTGATAGCACGTAATGGGTGTGTCTACAAATGTCTCTGGCGACGGCTGCTGGCCTACCGCCACAAAGTCCGCCGCGTTGGGCTTTTCTTTTGCTTCAAGCGGACGGCTGGACTTGTATCGTACTTGCTCACACACACGACAAAAGGCGACATATGTTTCTGCCATGACTCCCTCCAATGTGCCAGATTGCCAGTTACTTCTTCTTCGACTGCGCCTTCATCATCGCAGCAGCGGCGGCTGCTTTATCCATACGACCAGCCACACTTTCCCAATTTGGCCACTCGATTGTTTCGAGCAGTGACTTGCGATCAATGGCCTGCATTCGGAACAGCATAGACCCGAGGCGCTTGAGCATGGTTTTGGACATGACTGCGAAGGACGCAGGGTCCACGTACACTGAATACTCCTCAGGTTTCTCTAGTGGCTCCCAATTCACAGGCTCATAGGACTGTCCTTCGACAGCAGGAATAGTCCGAGGGGTAGTGTACCCCATCGCCATCCGAGCGAAGATCATTTCCGCGAGGCGCTGCACGACGTTGTACAGCATACGTGCGCGGAGCCGAGTCGTGGACTGCGACTGCGCGATTTCAGTTTCAGTCAGATCAGCGGAGATGTTCCCGCGTCCTGCTTGGCCCGTGCGTGGCTCAGAGAACCCAAGCAAGCGGCGTTGCAGCGCCAGCATACGCTCGGGGGCTTGTACCATGTCCGGTGGCATAGGGGGCGGGTACACAATCTTCACTTCAGAGTTCGCGTTGATTTGTAATACCTGGGCGGGAATGGACGCGAAGCTTTCCCAGTCCAGTCCGGTATTTCCTATGGCAACCACCAGCCCGTTATTCAACCGGATCGCGTTTTCCACCTGAGCAGACAGCATCTTGTTCGCGGCAAGCTGGAGTTGCTCAGTCTGTTGGACGAAGCCGTTAGACCAAAAGCGGCCTAGGGCTGGCTCAAGGATCACACGCAGCAAGCCGAAGTCTCGGTAGTTGTATGGGCCGTCCCACAGGATGACACCATTACACCCAACGACGCGGCGGGCGAATGGGTAGAGTGCCTTTTCGCGTGACACCAGTATCTTATTCCCATTCTCGTCTAAGCGTGGAGTTCCTTCACTGTCTAGCTCCTCCTCAACAACGGACTCCATTGCGGGATCACGGAAGACTGCATCAAGGATGCGAGCGCGGGACTTCTTAAACCCAAGGGTGGAAGTCTGGAAGATTGAACTGGAATATAGTGGGCCGCTGTAGTATGACGTGCGGGGGCCTTCAGGACTGAACGACCCAGCGCGTTCCTTAGCACTGTACCGATCCTCTGGCTTGACATACATCCCCTTGATAGGGAACAAGCGGCGAACGTCGTACAGGTCCATGACCGTCTCTTTAATGACCATGTTCCATTTGATGTCGTTCACGGCATCGGGGTCAGGCAGGACGGTACGAGGATCGCGGTGTTCAACTACAACATCCCCCATCCCGTTCGCCGCAGCCGAATCCCACTGGACATCAATGAAGCCAGTCCCAACAATGAGGGACCACATGCAGGCGTACAGTAACTCAAGGTCTACAAAGTTCCGTGCCCACACTGCGCGGAATGCACGCTCCGCTTTCGCATCTCGACCTTGTGTATTTTTATTGCGGGATACATAAATACGAAGCTGCGACTCGCTTAAGTCGCTCGCTTCAGACAGAATGAGCGTGCGAAGCTCGTTTGCGACAATAGGCGGGCGGTACGAGGGCATGGTTTTTGGCCAGTGCTTCCCGTAGAAGATATTCAGGGCGCTGTCAAATTTAGAAAACTCCGCCTCGTCTTCTCGGACTCGCTCAGATTCGTTCGCGGCGCTCTCCAACCAGCCCCACATCTCGACTTCTTGGGGGGTGGGTGTATACAAACCCGCAGGTGTGGTGGACTCATCCTTTAGAGTCAGCGTAGACTTAGCAGCCTCGATGTCTTCCATACATTATCCTTGGTATTGATTAGTTAAGTACCACTGCACAGCTTCAAGAAGTGAATGCTCACCGAATTCTTGATAGGTCATGTCGTCTTCTGTGAACGACGCGGCAATGGCTCTGATTGTGTCTGCCACAGTCTCACCTCGGCCAGCGGCCATCGTTACCAGCAACTCTCGATCTCCTTTACTTAAGTAGCCGAGAGACAACGACTTGAAGGCATCAGGATCGCCTTCGAGGATCGCTTGGAGAGGGAGAACCCAGGCCGTGTTGTTTAGACCAGTCAAGCCAATGCGCTCTGCAAACATAAAATACATCGGCTGGTCGGTCAAGGTTTCGGGGCTTTCCGGTCCCGTGGCCTCCGTAACAGACGTGCCTGAAATGGGGGATGTTGGACTGGATGAGCCCGAAGGTGGTGCAGCCAGGCCAGGCGCACTTCCAGTTAGTTTCTCGATCAGGGACTTGAGTTTCCATTTTGCCATTACCCTCCTCCTACTCTTGGTCTTGCTCTCGAATAAGTTCTAAGGAAGCCTTAAGTTTCTCCATGAGTTCTTCTTGAGAGTCCATCGTGGCGGTGTCGGAATCATCCATATGCGTCTGATGCAACTCGACCGCTGCCTCTAGTGTCTCTTCAAGTGACTCAAGCATTTCACTGATGGATGACATAGTATCTCCTACTGTCGTGGTACATAACGGTCGAGTGTTTGATCGCTGAGCGCACGGAGCGACTCACACCGTGGACATATAAACATCCAGTGGCCAGGTCGCCAAAGTGGGTGTCGCTCGTTCAACAACTTCATTTCTAACCCACACGGACGCTCGGGCTTTCCTCCCATTTCGTCTGGGGCGGTACAGCGAGGCGCTTTATACTTTCTCATACTTTCCCTCCAACCAGATGCGACACTCGGCGTTTCGACGATTCACTAAGCCAGGAATCTTCACGCCGTTGTCAAAAACCCATCGGAGCAGCTGCCGAGGAACTTCGTTATACATACCTGCGTTAAGGAATTGGCGAAGAGTAGATATGCGTAAGGCATCTTCACCGACATTGTACGTGAAGGACACTAGCGCGTCGAACTGTTCATTCGTAAGCGGGACTGTCACTAACCGACCCACAGCATCTTCGGCTGTTTCACAATCCTCCGCGAGTAACTTCTCCGCTTCTTCTTCAGTGAGTGGCGGTGTGTCAGGCCCAACGCCTTGGGTGTTCCCGTACCCGTTCGTCCACACACCACCAGTATCCTGATATGGAGTCGCACTGAAGGACTCCCAGGACTTAATAAATGCAAGGCCTGCTGGAGTGAGACACCGATTTAGTGTTCCCTCCGTTGTGTCCATTATTTGTTGCTACCGTTCTTACTGGCTGCCCAGTGCATAATACCCTTCTCGACACCGCGAGTCGCAGTGAAGAGGCCACCAATGAGACCGAATGCGTAGAACGCCCGTTGTGCAGCCGCTTCGAGGTACTCAGGGCTTGCGCCGGTCAGGTACATAGCGAAGCCTTCAATCGCAATCCATGCCACAAACGTCGCGCACATCAACAGAGGGCGGACGCGGCGAACGAACGGATCACCAGACTGCAAAGCGGCGATCTGAATGTCGCGCTGAGCTTTGTCGAATTCGGCCTGTGCTTGCACCAGCATGGTAATCACCGGCGCAGCAACCGTCATCATTTCGTGCTTGAACTTGAGTCGCTCTTCGTCGGTGGTGGAAACTTTATCTATTCCATTAAATACAGAATCGAGGAGCGAACCAATGAAAGGAATTGCAGCTAAGAAACCCATTAGGATTCTCCATATTCATATAACTTTGAAGCAAGAAGAAGGAAGAACAACGAAGGAGCGCCGATGACCCAGCCAAGTCCCCTAGCAAGCGCCTTCATCATACTATAACTCCAACCAATTCTTCGTCGCAGTCCCAGCTTGCTCACGCAACACATCACCGACTCGCTTCTTTGCCCGCGCACTTGGGTCAAGCTGCTCGACGATCTTAATGCCTTCAGGCAATTCATCATCACTGACAACGGCGATGGCCTTGCGCGGCTCGAAGTAATTCTCTTCGCGGGAGCGAAGGGCGACAAGGAAGGCAATCACTCTGTCGTCCCTGCCGTGTTCGGCTTCATACTTTCCACTGTCTGTCCGAGTGAAGTCCGCGAGTTCATCAAGTAACTTTTGTTCATGGATGGTACACAAGTTCTCGTTCAGGGCACGGCGGCCCGCTTCAATAAGCAGTGGGCGACTGAAGACGTTCGTTTCCCACCCATACAGGCGCGAGCGATATAAGCGAATCTTATCAGGGCGGCCACGCCACATATGTAAGTTCGGATAGTTGTGAACGCGAATCAACGGGTCCTGCACCGCGTGGCCGGTGTTATTCACTTCGACGGCAACAACCGCCTTGTTGTACCACAACCCAACAGCATTGAGTGCGATGGCAAAATCCCACGGGGCAATCGTACCGTACACACAAGCGACCTGTTCGAGTGTCTCAATATCAATGACTTCTGCACACGCGGCGTTTCCGCCAATCACTCCCGCCGCTGTGTCAGCACCAATGACATACCGGCGGCCTTCTTTTGGCTTTGCCCAGACGCGCACCTCACCTTTTAGGTCGTCGGTGAACTTCCAGGTGTCGTCCTGCGGGCACTTGTACATCCGACCTCGCCATTGTGGGGGGCGAATGTTTGTTCGCTGACGAATGAGTGCGAGAGGGTCGAATGCTGGAAGCCCGCGAGAAATGAAGGCCTCTTCGGGAGATGCGGGGTATTCCTGGTGGAACACCTCCAGCGACCCTTGGCACTTCGTCTTGATAGCGAACCGTCGCCAGGCAAGTTGCTCTGGCGTTAGCCCATGCGTCTTCGCAATCAGCTTCTCTTCTTCATCCCATTCAGCTTCCGGCAGTCCTGGGGACCGCCGATACTTTGACATAATAAACCACGGGATGAAGATAGGGATAAGGTCTGACTCTCCACTAATGGCCCGCTGCCATTCTTCGTAGAATAACTGGCCGTCACCAACCTTTCCGTTCGCTGTGGATTCAAGAATCCACATCGTATCGTTTAGGTCCGGCATGACTTGGAACAGGCCAGTGAGAATTTCTGGTTGCTTCCAGAATGCTACTTCACTCGCATGAATGCAAGTCTGGGTCGTGCCTCTCCCCTTCGCGGACACGCCAGCCGAAATGACCCGAAAGCGCGACGTGCCGGTTTTGAAGGGGAACTCCAGCACTTTCACGCGGGGTGGGACAAGCTTCGGGAGTGGCAGGTAGTCGTAAAACAGCTTCGCCATGTTGAACAAGGCGTGGGAGGAATCGAGGTCTTGGGCCAACACCAACGATTGAGTCCCTGGCTGTTCGAGTGTCCGAGTGAATGTCAACGCCTCGAAGAAGGTGGAGGCATATGTCTGCCTCGACTTCAAGACGATGAACCAAAGCCGCTGGTCGAGATCAAGTTTAGGAGATACGTGCGACCAGAGAATCTCCTGGGACTCACTGAAGCGCATTGGGACAATCCAGCCTCGCTCATTGCGAATCTGGAGTCCCTGCATGAACCGCTTGAAGCGATCCGAGCGGAGGCCACCAACTTTAGACTGACCGCTCGGCACGAATTTGGCTCCTACGCTTTAGTCGCTCCTCGATTGCCGCGAGTTCTTGGTCAGAAAACGTGTCCGCTTGGTGTGCCTTCACTAATGACTTACACTCCGCGATGTCTACGTCAATTTGACGAAACTTCTCAGCAGCAGCCTGGAAGTCCTTTCGCATCACTTTCCACGGGAGGTAGGTATAGTGATACAGTACATATGCGACTGCACCAACGATTGCCGCCTGCGAAGCTGTGACGAATCCTAGCCAGAAATAGAGCCACATATTCCCTCCTTGACAAACAGAACTATTCGTTTTCGCTCTTGGGCGGTGGAACTGGCGAATAGGCTTTCTTAGAGCCTACCGGCGCAATGTTCCCTTGTTCGTCTGTGTCAATCGGGGTGCCCGACTTCATCAACTTCAAGTTCGCGGTCTTCTTCTGTGCGTTCGTCTGGAAATAAATCTGCGCCACTTTCGAGAGCCTCCTTCACCTTTGGACTGGAGGTGAATAAGTCAGTTTTGCCGTGCAAGTAATCTTGCAGGCGCTCATACGCGGTCTGGTCGTCCTTTTCCTTGACCTTACTGGCCGCGACCTCAGCAAACATTGCGTGGCGGTCACACGCGATGGCTAAGTTAATGACATTGACCGCGCCAAACTCGAATTTGATTTCGTTGTATTTCTCTAAAAGTAAGTCACGCAACTGGCGGAAGCCGTCGCTGGAATTCTCCGACTTCAACTTCTTGACAATCGCCTTGAAGTTGATTGGGTGCTGGCCAAGAAGGCTAGATTTCAAGCCAGTTCTTGCTTTGACTGCGCCGCGTGACGGGACGAACTGGGTGAACCGCGCTGGCTTCGCTGTCCCTGAGCAATCCTCGATGCCCGGCAAGGGTAAGTTTGGTGTATTCATCTTTTCTAAATCCAGCATTGGCCACCTTTCTCCAGAGACTACGTGCGCCCCGCGAGGCCCTGACACTGTTTGACCAGGACTTATTTCCGACGGTGCCTCGCTTGAAGCAGGCACGGAGTCCCCGTAGAGCTTGGCGAGTGTGGAAACGTCTGACTTGCTGATCGTCAGGATAGGCGATTCGGTATTTTTCAATAAGGACTTTCGCTCTTGCAAGGAAATCCTCCCTTTTCTCCTGTGCCAGCCAGGATGGAACAATGAACTCCGCGTCGAAGTCGAGGAACATTATGGCACTAACTCGGGACCAAACATTATGTCAATCATGCGGGACAAGTCTTCTGGTGACTTGACGTTCACTTCTGGCGAGCGAGCCATCCACTTCGCCCAGAGTTCACTAGGGAGTTCTTCAGCCGCGTATGCGCCAGTGCGTGCCAACTCTGCTTCTCTACCCGGAACCCACTCAAGCCCGTGCGTCAGCTTTCCGGCTGCACCAGTCAGGTCTTCAGCGGCGTGTCCGAGTTCTTCAGCAAGGACCGACGGGGCTGACTCTTCACCTACAGTGACCCACGGGCCAGTCCTTTTGATTGGATTATAAAAGCCACCGTAATTTGACACCCCAGCCTTCCCGCCAGGCAGCGTACTGATGGGGACGGTCTTTTCATGGCCGAGAAGATACTTCAGTACTTTAGACCGAAGTGGGTCCGTTTTGTATAAGTCGTTTAGGGCAGACCAAAGCCCTGTAGCTTTTGGCCCATATGCGTGAATCTGCCCAGGCATCCCCGACGCCATTCTCCCACCAGCCCGCTCCTTTTGTGTACTACCGAGGAGGAAGCGAAGAATTGGACCGAATGAGCCAGCAACCTCGGGTATTTCGCTACTTAGGGCTGCTTCAGTCTCTTGAAGCTCTGGACTAACCGGGACGGCCATCGTTACTCCTTGAATACGAAACGCGCCCCGCGGGGGCACAAGTAGATACTACACTATAACACGTATGACGCAGTGAGTCAACCAAAAAGTGCGTCTTCTTTATAAAATAATCATTGACAGGTGCAAGTGGCCGTGTTACACTGGTTGTCTCACCTCAAACAACCCCACTACACAGCGCGTGCAGCCGGGGTGCCCACCGAACGAAAGGAGCTAAGGAGTATGCACAAACTCACTTGCTGCGACTTCGCAGCAGAGCATTATCCACCAATAGAATCAGTAATTAGCGGAGGAATCCTTGATAAAAACGGTATAACAATCCTGAGCGGCGAACCCGGAACCGGAAAATCGTTACTGACCCTTCAACTCGCTATGAACATTGCAAACGGCGACCACTTCCTTGGATACCTTGTCCCTCGACCTCAAAACACTCTCCTGATTATGAAAGAAGTCCCACCTGCAACTATCCAGCATCGCTTACTGACTCAAAATAAAGACGATACGGCCTACCCCAAGACGCTATGGATAGACACTGACCCACTTAATTTCTACCTCGACGAACCTGTAGTTATGCAAGCAACAACTCACTGGCTCAAGAAAAATAAAATTGAAGTCGTTATCATCGACCCGCTTATTGAATTCCACCATCAAGACGAGAACGACGCTAAGGGAATGAGAGCAGGTGTCATTGACCCTCTACGTGCATGGCAGCAACTTGGCCTTTCTATATTTATTGTCCACCACCATGCGAAGTCAAACGAGGACAACCCCAGGGAAGGCTTAAACAAGATGCGCGGCTCAAGCACGCTTGGCGGAGCCATTGATACAAACGTCCAACTCTCAACCCTTGGAGGCTACACTAGAGTTCTTTCCTTCGCTAAACTCAGGAACCACGACCACCCACACTCTGTTATAAAGCTTACCTTCGACCCGCTCAAGTGGACGTTCTCTCGGACAGACTCTTTATATACCATTCAGGAGCTACTGAAGGCCCATCCTGAGCTTTCTGTCCCTGAAGCGGTAGAAGAGGCCGTCAACCGAGGCATTTGCTCAAGGGCGACCGCCTACCGTAAAATTGTGAAATTGAGGGGTGAGACAAGTGAGACAAAAAGTTGAGACACCGCAAACGCTTTGTTGTGAACAAGTTACAGCTTGTCTCACGAAAAATCTCACACCTTACTATTAGGGGGTACTGAGACTGAGACACTGGCGAGTGAATCACTCCTTTATTGATGCTTCCACACGCGCCTTCGCCGCTCTCCCCTCAAGGAACTTTTCCACAATCGCTTTAGCCGTCGGGGTCATCTTGTCCGTTTTATAAGCTTCAGTCATGGCATCCACAACAATCTCTTCCAGAAGCCCTGAAACACTCGTTGATAGCGCCCGTGCCACCCCCGAGATAAGCTCACGAACATCCGGCCTGCACGCTACTGTTGTCCATCCGTAATTAGCCATCATGCTCCTCCTTGTTTGGTACATTATCACAAATACACTTTAGGCTACCCTCAATAATCTTCAGTGAATCAGGTGCTTGCCTGTATGTACCACAGTCCTTACACTGAAACGCTAACTCATTATCAAGGCGTTCCCACCTTCCCTTACTGCCTTTCACTGTGAACATATGACTCCTTGTAGCCCAGGGCAGACCCCCAAGCCAACGCTGCACACACTCGGTATGAGCATGGCTATGGTAGAGCCAGCGAGATTCGAACTCGCAATCACCAGCTTGAAGGGCTGGGGGCTTGACCGTTCGCCTATGGCTCCGTGGCTGTGGAGGAAGGACTCGAACCTCCAGCGCGGTGCTTAACAGGCACCTGTTCTACCGTTGAACTACTCCACAACTGGAGCTAGACCGAGGACTCGAACCCCGCACCCGCTACTTACAAAGCAGCCGCTCTACCTGATGAGCTAGTCTAGCGTCCTGTGACCCGACTCTGTGTCACACGTACTTGGTGGCTGTATAAGGCACTCAAGTCAAAACACATTCCGTCACTAAGAGTCACAGGTAAGTTATAGTAGGCCAGTGTATAACACCGGCCCAACTCCTTGCACACTTGGTACATGAGCCAACTTACGGAATATGCACGTCTTTTAGTGTTGTTTCAAAAAAGCCATTCGCTATCCAACCACATACTGAACACTTATAATGCTTCTTCTCTTCTACGTACGTCCACGTATGCCACTTACATCGAGGCTTCTTTTGTTCGTATAGGTTTAGATAGTACATTACAGCAAGAAATACAACCAGCAGCCCCCAGATAATCAGTACCTCTCCGTCGTTCATAGTCCCCACCGTTTGTCTTTTACTAGCCCCGCAGTGATTGCACAGCGCATACATGCCAAGTCATCACCATGCTTCACCCATGTTGTGTGTGTCCCGTGTGTTTTACACGTAAGTATGCGAATTCTCTTTCTTTCTGCTTTATGCTTCAGTGTCCGTTCACTGGCCATCCCGCCCTCCAGTGTCTCGCGTGGCGCACCAGTAAACCAGTATAAACACTAACACAACACTCACATACGCTTCAATGAGCCATACTAGCACCTAAGCACCTCCAGGGGTATGTAAACCCAAAGCTTCTAAACATACGAAGCAGCCAGTCTGAACACGAAAAGCACGCCCATTCATATTCCATACTTGACCCAACACGGTAGCCGAATGGCAGGCCAGTCGTTATAGGTGCTGTCTTCCCACACGCGAGGCATTTCGGCTTCACTTGTCAACCCCTTTCGCAACCGGCACCCAGAACTTCTCCACACACACATCCCAGATGGCCTCACTCAAGCACCCAATCACTGCCACTGCCTCGTCCACCCTCATCCACATGTCCATCCCACCCTCACACCCCTTTGCTTTGCTGAACGTGAGGCACACATGATCGCCTGGTGGAATACGAACGCCATTCACTTCACGCTGCGGCCTTTTCACATACTTAGCACTTATCTTCGCTTTATTGCCTTCGTATGAAAACGACTTCGCCATGCTCATGCCCTCCTGTGATGTGTGTGTGTGTGTTGCACCTAGGACATCCATTCTATCACACTTCTATTATAGAAACAAGAAAAATGGTGAAAATTTAGCGAGAAACCGAATCGAATTCCGAAGGGAGAGAGCCCGCCCCCACCCCGGCTTGCTCGCGGGCGTGTGCGCGTGTGCGTGTGCGCGAGTCCCCCGCGTGTCTGATCGGACGCGAGTCTGCGCCTACCGGCGCGTGTCTGATCCGACGGGCGCGCGTTTAGTCTTACAAGTCTAGTAAGTCTTACAGCACTTGCTACACTAGGGAAGACTTCGGACACGCGATGACGCAATGCGTCATGTGCCAAATCGGCACAGTTTGGTGTGTTGGTCGGCACACTAAACTGCGCCAAAACGGCACACTTTTAACGCACCGCGTCACGTAACGCATCGCGTCAAGTGCGCGATTTCGTTGGGTTCGACCGCGCCGCACCGCGTCATGGTACACACCCTGCACACCATGTCGGCCAGTCGCGGCTGTCACCCCATCACACAGGGCTAAGTGCCCAGGAGGATCACCATGAATCGGGCAGAGTATGAGGCACGTATTGCTACCCTGGAATCGGAAAATCAAGCCCTTCGCACCAGCAAGTTCACCAAGCCCACGCCTAAGGTGTCCGTGAAGGGCGCAGTCAGTATCTACGGCTTGGGCAAGTTTCCGGTAACGCTGTACAAAGAGCAATGGCTTAGGCTCTTTGCGGCGCAGGCAGAGATTATGGCCTTCATCACGGCCAACGACAGCAAGCTTTCGGTGAAGCCGAAAGCCGACACCGGCGAAGTGCAGTAAACCCACGGGCGGGGGTGGATAACATATCGCCCTCGCCTACACTTTATCACACGGGCGAGGCAAGGTCAATGGCAAGACTTGACATGCTCCTGAAAGCGAGGCTTACAGTCTTGATGACGGAAGGTCAAATCCTCGCTGCTGCTCAAGCTAAGGGGATTAAGCTTGACTTTCTTGATAACGGTGAGGTAAGGTTCAAAACACCTGACATGATAAGGGCTAGTCGTGCAGCTTGGTCGGATGTGCTGATCGCCTGCGCTGGTAGGCAGGCAAAGCAGCAAGCTAACAGCATTTGGCCGAAGTGAGGTAGCATCATGGCCACCTTCACGGTCCAGGTTAACGAGTATCCGAACTGTGATTTTTGCCGGTTGAACGGTGTCAAGTGCCATGCGCTTGTGGACGGCAAGACTAAGCTTGGCCCTTGGGCGTTCATGTGTCTGCCTCATCATGAGCGTGTGGGTATCGGCTTGGGGTTAGGCAAGGGCCAGCTTCTAGTCAAGAGGCAGGTGCAGCCTACGAGCAAGCCTAGCAAGCTGTCAATCCAGGCTATTATTGACCACAAAGCTAATGCTTAAGGATGGTCTGTACAGGGTATGTAACTCATACCTGTGTGCAGGTTTTGTGGTCAAAGATGGCCGGGTAGTCAGATGCGCGCCAATCTTGAGGAGATTCATCCAGCAATACATGAGGATAGCCCAGTGGATAAGTGGGTAGCACAAAGTAAGCCGTGCTGTAGTAAGTGTGGTGCTACACTCGTTTACCGAGACTATGGTTTCGGTAAGGACTGGGATCACCCACTAAACAAAGGTTGCACGGTGAGGGAGCGGCCATGAGCATTCTACTTAAGCCAAGGGACGACAAGGGACGGTATCACATACCGATCATCCTGAACGGCGAGGTTATCCACTACGTCCGCGCCTATTGTCGTTTTAGGGCTGAGAGGTTTGTGCAGAGGTTGGCGGGCAGGCAGATACACGCGACTGTGGGTGGTCGGTGGATCAGGGATGAACTTGGGGAACACTTCGAGTCCGGTTATTGGATAAGGCAAGAGGCTTAGTTATGGATACTACATACGAGGTCCACGCATACTGCGAAAACGAGAATTGTAGGGACCACAAGTTTCTCTTTGCGGTTGTATCTACTGTCCCGGCCAAGTGTCATGTGTGTGGGACTGAGGCAAAGACTGTGGCTCTGCATCCTGCACGGTCGGTGGAGGATAGCATTGGTGGGACTGACCCTGATTGACGGAGACAAGAGATGAGAAGGGTACTGCCATGATTAGTTTAGAACAAGCGAAAGCATTGGCCCTTGGTGATATACTTCACGAAACGGGCTACTTCAACGCCGACGGGACTTGCCGAAGGTGGCGAGTGAATGGGAGGGTGAGGACATGGAAGCGTGACGCCTCGCGTGTCCACGTGCCAATTAAGCACGGCCTATATTCATACGATGCACTTACCAGCCTCACAGCGTTAGGCACAATGCACTTTCCAGACGATGCGACTTGCTTACAATGCCAAGCGGCGCGGAAAGGTTAGGGGTGAATGAGCATACAAACCATCAGACCCGGCGCAGTGTATGCGTACATCATCTGTCTCGTCATTGTGGCGCTTGTGTTGGTCTTGGCACTAGCAAATTGAGAGGAAGGTCATGGAACCTGTAATGGCCCTGAAAGCTTTCCTCACGGCCCTTGCAATCCTGTTAGGTCAGTGGTCAGGAGCGGATAAGGCGCAGTGTAACTACGAACTGCGAGACGAGAATGCTGTCATAATCTGTGCCTTAGTCTCCCCGAAGATACTTAAGGGGGATAACATACCGGACTTTCCAACAAGGAAGTTTTGAGCGGAGGTAGTCATGAAACCATTACCGTATCTCGTTTGTGCTGGTTTGCGTGGGCCAGATGTTGAAAGCCAAGGAGCGGAAGCTTGGAAAGTCATAGTAATTGCACCGTTACGGTGGTTTACAGCGAAAGCTTTGGGGGTCGATCCTAATGAGTGGTGCTTTTCCGGTTTTGTGTTCCCTCCTCCGCCCTTTTTATCGGAGCGGAATTCGCTAACACTAAACAGAGCTAGATCGTTTACCAGCACTCAGTACATAAACGAGGCACATCACGTGATGTCTCACGCAGGAGACGCCTATACCGCTTTGATAGCATTTACCTTGGAATATGACGCCGCCCTTTCCTGTAAGATTGAGGAATATAAACAGGTACTTACGGAAAACGATTTGCTCCCAAGAGAATGACGCCGCAAATGACACAACTTGAGCGTCTCGAAGCTGAGAACTTGTTGCTGTCTCGGTTGAGACAGATAAAAGCTGAGGTACAGCTTAACAAAAATCCCTGGTCTATGTGGATTAGAGTCCCAGGACATGATGGTGCTGTTCTGTCGCATGAACAGTATCATCGGCTATTGGAGTTAGTCCATGACGAGATCATGACTGTGACAGTGAATGACAAGCGCGTAGGGTGGAATTTCGGGGCGAAGTTTGGTGCCGGGTTGGTAAAGGCGATTGAAAAAGGAGGAGAATAGTCATGGCAAAGTCTTTCGTTGTCGCGTGTCGGACATTCTTTGGGCAGCTTCCGCAGCAGAGCCTCAAGGCATTCGCTGATGATGTAAAGAAGCTAACGGACGCGGATAAGGCCGAGCTTATCCCGTTGTTGGCCGCTGAGTTGGGTGAAGAGGTTACGCTTACGCAGCCTTCTGCGTAGATGCTACAAATGATGAACACTGAGCGACTGTACGAAGCGGCGGAGATGCTGTACGGGCGGCTACTTAAGCAAGGTACTAGTGTACTAAGCAGCGAAATCAAGTACCTGGACCCATACAGCATCCCAGCCCACACAAGACGCTTCGTGTTTGAGTGGCTCGTAAAGGAGGTTCAACGTGAGAGCTTACTGCAAGGCAAAGAGGTATCGGGCGATGCTTCGGGAGAAGGTACTGTCGGGGCTATCTAACGATCCATCGGGGGTTATGAGGAACCCCGAGACATGCTCACCGCCACTCATGCGAGGGAACACTAAGATAGTCGAGCATAACTTAGCGGGCTACAAGGGTGCGCGAGGGAGAGCCCGAACCGCACCAAAAAACCGCCGTTCGGGTGGGAGGCGATTTTTGGCTCCGCTTGACGCGGCGCGGTATTTGGAGAGCATAGGGAGAGCCCACGTTGAGGTGCTGCCTATAGGTTATGGTCAACAGATCGTGACTGAGGTTACGGTAAGGCGTCCAGGGTTGAAGTTGCTTGGGCTGGTGGAGTACATCCAGAAGTCCTGTGTTGTTAGGGTGGAGAAGTAGTTATGGCACACAAACCTGACTTGGAGATTAGTACGTTCCAGAACAGGCCAGCGTATCGGTACATCCGGGCGTCGGATAATGTGCCAAAACATGCTGGATACAACCCACAGGCTTTGGTTAAGTTGTTTAATCCAGCGGGTGCGGGCACATGGTACATAGCTGAGTACGATCCGACTACTCGGAGAGCCTTCGGTGCTGCACATATCCATGAGTTCGAGTTTGGATACTTCGACATGAAGGAGCTTGTGGATTTCCGTGGGCAGTTCGGCTTGCCTATCGAAAGGGACTTACATTGGAGTCCTCGTAAGTTATCGGAGTGTAAAGGAACATAGTTAGGAGTGTGCCGATATGCCAAAGGATAAACATTCAATGGGTTCTGCTCCAGTAATTAGGTGTCCCGACTGTTACACCGAATGGTTGGCAAGCCAACCCCTCACTCTTAGGGGCTTTTGTATAAGCGAGTGCGAGTGTTGCAGTACTGCTTATGGTGTCGAGTTTACGTGCCCTTGTTGTAAACGAACGTGGAGCGAGTAGGGAGGCTGAGGGACGCAACATGGCAAGAGTGTACAAGTTGTACCCACTGTGTGAATCGTTTGGGCTAGTGGTGAGGTTTAATCCACCACACATTAGGGACGCCGACTTAAAGGAGAAGCTACCACAAGCCACGTATTGTCGCTTGAACGAATGGCTAACTGGTCAAACGACGTTTACAGAAGGCCCGTATCCTTGGGACGTAGAGCAGTTTCTTTCTGGTGACTTGAGAATCACTGACTGAGGAGCCACCATGAAAACCGACGGGAAGCGTTGCCCAGTATGTCACGCAAGACTTGACAAGGGCTTTTGTAAGCGGTGTCATCTTGAGAAAATGGAATTGAGGGAAGGGACTGCAAACCTACCCCGTGAACCTCGCTGAACTAAGTAGGTAAATAAATGCGCATCACCAAAGCAGAACTCAAACAAACCTCTCTCTCCCAAGATGTAACCTGCTCAGTCGCGGTTTCCTTTTCAATAATCGAGGCAACGAAGTTCATTGATTATTACGATCATGACGAAAGGAAAGTGCTGGAAGCAAGACTGCTTCTGAAAGTTAAGCAAGCCATCGAAAATGTGCTTAGGAGGTAGAAATTTTGTCGCCTAGGCCAGCCATGCTTTGCTTTTAAACGAGAGGGGGATAGTAAGGTGAGGCAATCACTTATCGACGGCCTATTTGTCGGCCCACGCCCGAAGCTAAGGGACTTTGAGAAGATGCCGAAGGTTCGCACCGTTGTAACACTGCTCAAGGAGTCAGAAGGCCCTGAGGCTATAGGTGCTGCTGTTCTCAAGAGCGGCAAAGAGTGGCTGTGGCGGCCTATAAGCTTTCGGCCTTCTGGAATGAATTGGACGCCACCAGCAGCCGTCATACTTATTGCAAGGGAAGTCCTTGACCGAATTAACCAGGGTGCCGCCGTGTTCGTGCATTGTGCAGCGGGGATTGATAGGACTGGCGTAGTGTTGTATACTGTAGCTAGGTTGAAAGGCTATAACTCAAAGGCGTCAGTCGAACTACTTGATAGCGCATACCAACAACTTAGTTTAGGTGAGCGGAAGGCACAGCAAGCGAGGGTAATCGCGCATATGACTTATGAGGAAGAATTCAATGCCAGATAAATATGTACCAACTGACTGGCCGCTTGGTAAGTTAACGAGGGGGATTTTTGGGTTCACTTCTCCGTTTGGTGTTGAGCTTGATAAGCGTATCTGTGCAATGCCGATGAGGGAGATTAGAGTTTCCGGTGGTTCACTTATAACAGATAACCATGAGCTTGTTCTGAGTTCGCACGTTGCAGTGTTTAAGGCGCTTGGGCTCCAGAATGCGCCGTTAATAAGCCGAGGGAATGTGAGGGAACGTTTGTATGGCCTGTATGGGAAGTGGAGGGACGACGCTGGGCCTTCTATGGTCGAGGCGAATGTCTTCTTTTATAGACTAAATCAAATGTTGCAAGGTTTTCGCCTTGTAGTGAGTCACGTCGGTACGTTAGAGGAATTAGCTCAGTCAGTGAATTTTAAATTAAGACTTCCGAGAGGAAGTCGCCTTGCGCTTGGCCTTTTTCTTGTGACGATTATGGAGGCGATTAGAGGGGTGATGAGTACTAAAAAAGTTCATCCCTTAATCGTGTCTGGCATTAAAGAATTCCTTACTGAGTTAGACGAGAAGTTTTGCGACGAAATGCAGCATGTGGTTTCGCTCGTTTCTAATAGAAAACTTAAGGACATACCGGAAGGGAAGACGAAGTGCTGGATGTGTGGAAAAACAAAGGAGTTTAAGTACTTTAGGTGCCTTTCGTGCTTAGCCTGCTCGTCATGTTGTGCCGACGACTTGAAGTGTAAGCAGTGTCGTCAGATCGTATGTGACTTTCTTCCTATCAATCGCGAGAAGAATGAAACATCGGTTTGCCCTGTTTGTTTGGATTGCATCTTTTGCTGTAAATGCTGGCGGTGCGTTTCGTGTAACTTGGCTCAAGATAAGGAGTATAGTGGACATTGTAGCAGATGTGGGAGGTGCCATAAGTGTTGCACTTATGCATGCTGGAATGCTAGTTCGTATTCGGCTGACGCAATAAACTTAGGCGCACTTCTTGGGGTCCACTATAGTCTTGAGGGGATTCATGCGGTGATGAAGTCTCGAAAGGACTTTGAAGATAGTGGAGGATTTAAGCAACGACTAGAGAGAGAGATGGATGAAGTATCGAAGCAACTGACTAGACTACTCTACGACCAAAGCGTTCTAGCGTGTATTGGAGAAGTGAGGCACTACGGAGCGCGGGCTTGTATCGGTAACTTACTTGCAGCCAGCAACGAAGTAATTCTGGCTATAGGAGTTGTTTTACCTCAAGTGTTCAGGGCCGTTGCGAATGGACGGGATGCTGCGTATAAGAACGCTAGAGTTTATGATGACAAAGAACTGCTTGAGCTTTCCTGTCTATGTTTCCTTGCTCCTGATAGGTGGGATGGTGGATTTGGCGGAGTAGCGTGGGGAGCAATCGCAAAGAACGCGCTAGAATTCCGCCTTGGTACAATTTCGCAGGCCGAATTTGTGGAGAAGGCAATTACACTTGTGCATAACGGTGGCTCATTCATCTTTAAGCCGACGGGGCTATTTCATTCGCCTCCTGGGCAAAAACTTTATGCTATTCTAAACAGAAAATTCGAGGGCATGCTTCCTGAGTATGACTATCCGCCTGTGCTGGTAAATCCTGCACAGAAAAAACTGATTGAGGAAGCGGAAGGGTTCGGGCTACTCAAGCGAGTGGGCGACGCGGTGCAGTTATTGCCCGAGGCAGTTTGGGGGGTGAGGTACACTCCTATTGTGTATGATACTACTCGTAAATTAAAGGGACTTCCATCCTTGGATACAGTAGAGAAGGTCATTAGTAATAACAAGATACCCCTTAGTCATTATTACGATAGACTTAAGGCGATAGGTAAAGAATATAAAAATTTCCGTAACTAAAGGAGGTTACAATGTCGAAGTGGTGGAAGAAAGGTGGAGTGATTGGTCGTGGCCAGAGCCACAAAGACGACAAGACACACGGGCCAATTAGTAAGTGGAAATGTCATGAGGGAAATATGTTTGTGTTTGATTCACCGTCTGGTGTACTTAAGTTTCATGGTGCGGGGAGGACCCGTGGACTTCAGGAGAGGGCTGGCTGGCTGTACCTTGACTGTGCCGATTTGTACTTGCCTGCTGTTATGTGTTCCGGCTTTGCACCTATGATGTTAGCGAGTCATATACCAAAGAGGCTTCGGGTTGGAGTAGATTGGCCCGATATGGGTATACCTCTTTTGGACAAAGAATTCTGGTTGGCACTCCTTAGTGACCTTGAGCAGCTTGCAGCGAACGTGAAGAACAAACCCTTGAATGTTGTGGCGTGCTGCCAAGGTGGGCACGGTAGAACTGGCTCGGCTCTGTCGGTAATTGCTGGACTTTATAAACTGGCGGATAATCCAGTAGAGTTTGTTCGAAAGAAGTACTGTGATAAGGCGGTAGAAACGACGGGTCAGGTCAACTACGTGAAGGACATTACTGAGTTAAAGTTTACAGCAGAACCAGGAAAGGGAGTGTATACGGGGTTGACTTCTGGTATTTATGACCCTGTAGGTTATACTCCGTACAGTGGAGTGCATATAACTGATGATACACCGCTACATTACTACCGAAAGGGAGTTAAAGTATTTGGTGGTGGAGCGCATGACGAAGGGACCGGCTCCACTAACAAAAAGCTCACAGACGCAACTCAGTGGGGAGTGTGTACTGTGTGTCGCGGGGACGCAATAGATGGGACGTGTGTAAGCTGTTGGCTTGATGTTCCTTATTGCGACTGCCCCCTAAACAAGTAACAAGAACGCTAAACCGAGAGGAGGTGAGCCTATGTTGAAGCAATCGCTGGCAGGGACGGGCAAGACCTACGTGGAAGTCCAGGCACGGATGTATCCTGGTGGGGTGCTGCATGTCCAAGGGAGAGGCCATAAGGCGAACCGTGAATACGGTATTGCAGTGAATCTGGCGGTGCCTAGCGATGTTCGGTCGTTTTTCAATCGAGAGGAGCCGAGCAAGGCATCGAAGCTTTCACAGGCGAACACCGGGGCACGGTATATCCCTGGGCAGGTGCGGTCACGTCGTGGGTATCTGCATTTCCAGTTCAAAGATGGCGGAGCGAATCGGATGTACGGCATTGCGTTTGATGTGCAGCGTACTGCGTCATCCGACGCCTCTACTCTGTGGACTTGGACTGCGGAGAACATCATCGGTAGCTGACGTGGACTAGGGACTTAACCTACAGTGGCCTCATACTGGTCCTATTCCAGCCTGTAGGTTGGTTCCGCTTTACCTATGGGGGAGTGGGTGAGACTGTCATATCTTCAGAAGTCGGCCTCACTCACTCCCCTTTAGAGTACTGGAGGAGCCATGCTTATCTGGACAGGGTTTACTAAGGCTGTTACGTGGCATACCTCATACTCGTACGTTGGGTTCGGGTTGCTGAACCGCAAGCTATTCGTAACCCTTCGTGTGTGGTTTCTCCGCTTCCATGTGGAGATAGGGAAGGTAGTATAATGCCCACCAAATTGAGCAAGGACAATAAGGCAATCATTCGTGAATTTTTTGAGGCGCTAGAGGACAGAAATTGGGACCTAGCCCGTCGAATTTTCGGCGCAAATAGGGATTTGCTGGCGGAGGAGTTACCAAAACTGAAGTGGACTATACCTCTTCCACCCACACACTTATGTAGTAAGGAGGATTAGTCATGGTAGAGTCGCAGGTTAGGCAGTGGTACTATGCGTTCCTTAATCAGACGCGCGATACACTCTTTAGTCAAGTGAGTAGCTGTTGTCTAGGGTTGTACAATCCAAGGAGTCAAGATAGGACGCACGTTTCACGTAAGTGGCGGGATAACGTGTACGATAGAGAGGTACTGCATATTTCTCCTATGCCGTGTATTCAATTCGACGGCAAAGTAGATGCTTTCACCCCCGGATTCGAGCTTATAACTGTACTTTGTACTGACGGTAAGACTATAGGACACCATAAACCTGGTGAGTGTCCATTCATGGTCCCACCTGGCCCCAAGGAGGAACTAAAATGAGCCACCTTGCGTCGTATCCGAAAGTGTATGGGTATGGGCATAAATACTTGACTGACTTACTAAAGAGTGGTGTTACTGTAGTGCAGGAGAAAGTGGATGGGAGTCAGTTTTCGTTCCGTAAAGTGGAGAGCGGTGAGGTACAGTTTCGGTCAAGGACTGCGATAATCCAACCTGAACAGCCACCGAATATGTTTGCGCCTGCGGTGAAGTATGTATTAAGTGTGGCAACCTTGTTGGTGACTGACGCAACTTATAGGGGTGAGGCGTTTCATAAGCCAAAACACAATGTAATGGCGTATGCAAGGGTGCCGCATGGGAACGTGGCATTGTTTGACGTAGAATATGAAGGGCAGAATTTCATTTATCACCCTCAAACTCTTAACGAGTACGCCGAACACCTCGGACTTGAGCCAGTGACCAACTACTTTTATGGAGATGCGTCACAGCTTTCGCTAGAGAAGTTAATGGAGTTTCTTAAGTATAGGTCCTTCCTCGGTGGGGGTGAAGTTGAGGGTATTGTTGTTAAGAACTACGATAGATTTGGTATTGATGGGAAGGTGATGATGGCGAAGATCGTGAGTGCGGACTTTAAGGAGAAGCACCGGACAGAGTGGAAGGGGATGGGGCAAGGTAAGGGTGACATCGTGACCCGGATTGTGGAGGTACTCAAGACTGAGGCACGGTGGCGTAAGGCTGTGCAACACTTGAGGGAGGCTGGCACACTACTGGAAGAGCCGAAGGACATTGGCTCAATCATCTTGGAGTTGAAACGTGATTTACTGGAAGAGGAAGGCGAGTGGCTAAAAGAGCAGATGTTTAAGGAATTGATTGGGGACGTACTGAGGGGTGTGTGTCGGGGCGTGGCGGAGTGGTATAAGGCGGAGTTGATGAAGGCTACTGAAGGAGTGGATGATGGCATGGATACGAGGAGCGCCAAAAACGCCGCGTTGGGTGAGGGGAGCGGCGGTTGACGCACCGCGTTAGGGGGGGGGTATGGGGGCGGTAATGGAAATAACAGGGCTGACAATAACACCGGAGAAGAGAGCGTATAGTGACGGGTATAGGGATGGATACGTCGCTGGCCGCAAGCATGAGCATGAGTTTCTCGTTTCGATTCTTGGGAGGCGGTTCACTGAGCTACTTGATTCATACGTTCATGTGGTACTAGAGGAGGCGTATCAGGAGTATGAAAGAGGAGGGAGTGGGTAATGAAAATACTGATGGCTAGTCTTGTTTTGGGTGTCTCGCTTCTTGTCGTCAGTTCGTTTGTCTATAAATACATTCACACG